TTGTATGAGATGGTGATCCATCTCCAGTTGTCCAATTACTTATATTAGATGTGAACTCACCATTAGTTACTAATTCTTTTGGTTTAAGAAAAAATGAATCCATATCAGCTTTTCTAAAATCAGCAGGAAAATCATATTCATTATCTCCTACTACTAGATCTTGTGATGTTCTACTATATAATAAAGGTATCTCTCCAGTCTCATTATAAATATCGTGTATGCCTTTATTTACAAAATCTTTAACTGCAGTTTGTACACCTCTACTAGAAGCAAACGTACTAGAAGTTAATTCTGTTTCGTTTAGCTCTCTAAGTACGTTATTTGTTAGTGTCAGGTAAGTTGTTGCCATTTTGTAATTGTTTTAAAAGTTTATTAAGGGGGATAAAAATACCCCCCTTAAATTATTTATCTATTAGTTGTTATCTGTTTCATCAATACCTGATATATCACATACAACAGCCCAAGCTCTAACTTTTCCAGTTGTGTCTTGTGCTCCTAGTACTTTAATATCAATAGTATCAGCTGATGCATAGATTTTACCAGTCGATAGTACGTCTTGGTGTACTGCAGAATATCCTGTTGATGTAGAATCTAAACCATCTACATAAATATCTACAGTATCTCCATCTCCCATATCTAATGTAACTCCACTTGGACTTGCAGTTAATACTTCAATTCCAGCGTTCATTACAATACTTTCTGCAGGGATGTCAAGTGCCTGTACAATGTCATTAGCTGCAGGTTGGAAACCTGATGTTGACATGTCGATTGTATTTTCAACTAAATAAGGTGTTCTACCATTAGCAGGATGCCCAGTAGTTCCACCTTTTCCTGTTTTGTCAAAAGTAGCCATATTGTTCTATTATCCTCCTATGGATTAACCTATTGTTATAACGCCTCTTTGAACTGCATCGCTTCTTAGAATTTTTCTTCCAAAAACGTGTAGTCCTCTGACAACGTCTGCGAATGAATCAGGGTCTCTGATTAATTCTGTTTTTGCTATATGATTTACAGTTGCAACTGCTGACATATGTCCGTATAAGAACACATGCTCATTTGCTCCTGAAGAGCCAAATGTGTGAGCTGCAGTTGAACCACCAGATACAGCGATAGCGTTTGATTGGTACATGTTAAAACCAAATAATGGTCTGTCGTGAACTTTACCATTTCTGATTTGTGATGAACCACCATCAGCCATTACTGATTGGTCAGAAAGTTTAGCACCTGCTTTTCTTAGTTGTTCAAAGAATTCAGGTGATGAAACTAACCATCTATTTTCTTCTGGTACACTATTTCTGTCCAAGTTCTTTTTAGCAGTTGATAC